TATTGTCCAACGCAAAACTTTTATACCAGAACCGCACTCTGGGTGATGCCTCCCTGAATGAGCGACAAAAGTCAAAAATTGTCGATGCCATCGCAAACGCGGAGTCTACGAAGGAAGCTAAACAACTTCACGAGACACTCAAAGCTACAGTGGGATCAACGCCTAACAGCAAGAAAGGTCCACAATCACTTAGCGAGACAGTCAACCGAAGATCGAACTTAAGTTCTATGTTGAATTCGAGACAAAACATTAACGAAAACAAGCAAAGCAAAGATCCATTTTTGGAGAAAATGCAAAAGCTTGCAGGCATAAAATAATAACTTTAAGGAGAAATAAAATGTCTATTATTGAAACTCTTACAGAAGGGATGGTACACCGCAACATGCAACAAGAAGGTGCATCACTTTTGAATAAATGGTCACAGACTGGTCTTTTGGAAGGCTTGTCTAACGACGAACAGAAGGCTGGCATGGCTCGTCTTTTGGAAAACCAAGCTCGCGAATTATTGCGTGAGTCTAACACTATGGCTGGTGGCGACGTTGAAGGTTTCGCTGCTGTTGCTTTCCCAATCGTCCGTCGCGTATTCGCTGGATTGATTGCAAACGATTTGGTTTCTGTACAACCGATGTCTTTACCTTCTGGTTTGATCTTCTTCATGGATTTCACATTCGGATCAGAATTAGGTGGTCGTGATGCTGAAGCTCGTTTGGGTCAAAACTCCGCCGATTCAATCTACGGTCAAGGGATTGTTGGTTCTGAAGTAACTGGTGGTGTTCGATTGAACTCTAACGCTTTAGACAAGCAACCATATGGTCTTGCATCTGCATACTCTTCACCAACTGGTTCTTTTCAATCTACCTCTAAAACTGCTGGAACATTGAGCTACAAGACGCTCGATACGGTCGCAATGAATGGTTTAGCAGCAGCAGCTTTGGATTCTAGTGCTGGTACTGGTCAAACCATCCAACTATTGAAAGAGCTCGAGTTCGATGCGGATGTAATCGCAGAGCATGATGTAGCTGCTGGTCAAACTGGTTTCTTCATCATCATCGAAGTTGATCGTAACGAAGTTGAGACTGCTGCAGATAAAATCAACATGCAAATGTTGTCACAAATTCACGCTCCAATTAGCGACTTTGTGGGCGCTGTTGGTATCGATGGTTCGAGTGGAACTACATTAAGCAACTGGAATGTAAATGTTACAGGTGATTTACAATTCAAACAAGTAAGACGTTTGACAAAATATGATCTTGCTAGTGACCAATTCACCTTTATCTATGTTTCAGCAACCGCACTTCCAGTTGTCCCAACACATGTCAACTTGGCTTCTGCTGCTTTGACACTTGGAACACCGGCTGTTGAAAAAGTTGCTAAAGCTTCTTATCCAACTGAAGATACTATTGGAAATAGCTCAACTGGTGGTGCCGGTGCAATTGCTGGTGGTGACTTTTGGCGTCTTGAAGGGACTGCTGAGATCCCAGAGATCGACATCAAAGTTGACTCAATCGCAATCACAGCGGTAACCAAGAAGTTGAAAGCAAAGTGGACTCCAGAATTGGGTCAAGACTTGAACGCTTACCACAACTTGGATGCTGAAGTAGAATTGACTTCTATCCTTTCTGAGCAAATTGCTCTTGAAATCGACCGTGAAATCTTGGGCGACTTGGTCAATGGCGCAACTGCTGGAACTTTCTACTGGTCTCGTTCACCTGGAATGTTCGTAAACCGCTTGACTGGTGCTGAAGTTGGAGCAAATACTACTACTCCTGACTTCACTGGTACTGTTTCAGAATGGTATGAAACTTTGATCGAAACTATCAACGACGTTTCTGCACAAATCCACCGTAAGACTTTGCGTGGTGGTGCTAACTTCGTAGTTCTTTCTCCTGAAGTTGCAAACATCTTGGAATTCACTGCTGGTTTCCGTGCAAACATCACTGCTGACGCTGACAAAGGCGACATCGGTGCAGTTAAGGTTGGTTCTTTGAACCGTAAGTTCGACGTTATCGTTGATCCTTACTTCCCACGTAACGCAATCTTGGTTGGACGTAAAGGTTCTTCTTTCTTGGAAAGTGGATATGTTTACGCTCCTTACGTGCCATTGCAAACAACTCCAACTATCTTTGGACCTGAAGACTTCGTTCCTCGTAAAGGTGTTATGACACGTTACGGAAAGAAGATGGTTCGTCCGGATATGTACGGATTGGTTGTCGTTCGCGATCTTCTTGGTGGCGAAGGCGAAAGCTAACCACTAACCTCTCGAGGTAACTCAAAACCCCTTCTCTTCGGAGTCGGGGTTTTTTTGTTTTTAAGCGACCAGATGACTATTTACTTAGAGCAAAAAAATGGAGCACAACAATGAAACCAGCAAAAGCAAGCAATAGATCATATAAGAATTTAATCTCAAAGACATCAAAAAACAACTCATTAAGACCAGATTTGAATTTTGGCCTAACTATCATACCAATCGGATCTGATGATGTTTTTATTGCCTTACCATCACTAAGAGACACTTACACTTACAACATCATCAATACAGACGAGATGACAGGTGCCATTACTCTCAAAACATCAGGTGGAGCATCACTTAAAGGTTTAACCTTGAATCACATTGGTGGAACCTTATCTATCACTCCAGTGCCTCAAGGAACAACATCATTCGAAATGGGAAGCGATGTCAAAGATGGTTGCTTCATTCAAACATTATCAAACGGAAACAACTGGTTTATTTGGTCTGTTGCGACCCATGGAACATTAGGAATTGGCCAAGATGGCAATGACGATGCAGCACCGCCGTCGTCGAGCACCACTCAGATTTCAGCACCTGTAACTTTAAATCCTATTCAAACAAATACAACTTTCTCACCAGAAGCAAACTTTGAAGCACGACACTCAATCATCTTCTCAGGTGATGCAGAGCCAGGAGCAACAATTGTCATCTCTGAAGGATCAGGATTTGTCGATGACATTTCAGTAGTTGTGGGAGAAGATGGAACGTGGAGCACGAATGAAATCACAGATTTAGAAAATGAAGACTACACTTTCACCTTCACACCATCAGTCGGAGAAGCCGCAATAGATCAAGAGTTTGCCAGTGACGATGGAGTTCTTAGTTTCACAACACCTACGAGCTTTACAGTAGAGCGTGGAGAGGCTTATGATTTCTCAATCGGAGCATCAGCCATAGATACTAACAATGTTGCAATCACTCCATTCAACATTGACAATTCACAATACAACACAGGTCTTGCTCACGGAGCAACGTTTGACATTGTTTACAGCTTTACACATAACGGCACACCTTACACAAGAACGGTGAGCGGAGTTGTCGAGGACACAATCGCACCTGCCAAACCAACGATTGCATCAGCTACTTTCGATGCAGTGAACATCAACGACTTCACAGCAACAGGAAATGCCGAAGACGGATCAACAGTTGAAATTTTCTTTGATGGTGCCTCTCAAGGGACCGTTACTGCGACAGGAGGAACATGGACGTTTACCAAGACCTTCACATTCCTTCAAACATTTAACATCACGGCTCAAGCAACCGATGCGCAAAACAATATCAGCGAAGAATCAGATCCAACGAGCGTTGTTTATTCTCCTCCAACTCTTACTAGGCCAACTTTGGCGATTGATAATGCTCCTGCAAACACTTGGTCAAACCAAACAAACCCAATTCAAATCTCAGGAACAACAGATGCAGGTTCAACTATTGTAATCAAATCTGGAAATCAAACTGTTACACCTCAAAGCGGACCTACATATGTGGGTGCCGATTGGTCAGCAACAATCAATGTTGCAGATGAATCAAACTCATCTCTTACAGTCGAGGCTTCTCAAGCTAACTCTAACAGCCCTTCTCCATCAATTACAAAAACTCTATTGATCGATCGTGTAGATCCAGTAATCAGCGGAACACCTTTGGGAGCTCTAACGATCTATCTTGGAAATATCGGAACAAACAATGACAACATTCCAACAGCAACAGACTTCTCTTCAGCAACTGTCACTTCTGATTGGTCGACTCAAGTTGATGCAACCGAAGGTGCAAAGACAGTTACTTACACTGCTACTGATGCTGCTAGCAACTCTGCAACCACAACAAGAACAGTGAACGTCTCAACCGAAGTCATTGTCCCAGAAGATTTAACAGTCGCAACAGGTGTTGGAACAGCAACGATTTCCGGAGTTGTTTCTGGAACTTATGCAGACAACCTTGTTGTTAAGATTTACGTCACAGATGGTAATGGACTCGAAACAGTTTACCAAGAAAGTGGCACAGATGTTGAGTT